CGTTACACCTGTAATTCCCACGCGGCCTAAATTCCCACGGTAGTTCTTTAGATACCACACACACCAAGAATCACACATGTACCACCCCAAGAATCACTAATGACTCGACCCCTAGAAATAAAAACAAAAGGAAAATACCTATAATGGTGTTATTTATGTCACAGTCTAGTATAATATTGCTACATAATGACGCAGACTGTAGAAAGTTGGAATAGTATACTTTACCCATATCTATATAATAGTATAGGGTACTTAAGTTATACATAAGAATCACAATAGTATTATAATCTATAATTATTAATCATTAAGAAATAAGTTCTTACGTAAAGTAAGTTATACTTAAGATAACCCAATGTGATTCATGGTGTGGTCCTAGAGCAGATTCCTAGCGACCCCTAAGAATTACTTATTAGGTGTGGTATTAATAATATCCCCTACATATGAATTTCCCTTAAGAGGGAACCCTACTTCCATCAGCAATTAATCTGTGAGTGGTGGGGTAACTATTTTAGGTCGGCAAGTGGTCAAAGAGGGGATAAGGTGTCCTCCAGCGTAGCAAATTAAAAACCTAAGACCAGAGACGTAATGGGTCAGTAATGGCCGACCTAAAACTTTATTGAGTAGCAAAGGAGCCTACTGATGGCTAAACTCCCCAAGAACCCTAACATCGCACGTATGGTCCGTGAAGGTATCAGTGGTGGTGTTACTGTCAGACAAATCTTTGCTTCTGTACTTAACATGAAGGATGCACCTCAGTCCTACACGACTTTCTATAAGTTGTATCGTGAGGATATGGATGAGGTTAAGTTCCAGCTAGATGCTAAGGTTGGTAAGACAGTTATTGACCAAGCCCTAGAAGGCGACTTCAAATCCCAAGAGTTGTATCTACGGTCTCGTGCTGGTTGGTCCCCTAGTTCCCACGTACAGGAGCAAGAGGTTGGTACTGATGACGAAGAGAACGAAGGTGCAGTGAGTGCCTTGATGACTGCTTTAGGTAAGGGTACTGAGGAAGAATGATTTGTACAGAGACTAGGAACCGTATCAAGTTGTCTGTGGCAGCTTATGCTTATGAGATGCTTAACGTATCTGTCATTAGTGATGCTGAGTTTGATGGCTTATCTAAGTCTCTGGACCCTAGCTTCTCTACTGGTAATAAAGTTATGGATGCTTTCTTTAGTAAAGAGTTCAAGCCTGACACTGGTATGTGGATACATAAACACCCTGACCTAGAGGGTATCAAGAATTTGTACAAGAGGTACTACAAGGAATAATGGTATGGGCGTACACATATTAATCCAAAAGACAGACGGAACTAATCACCCTACTTGGGACGACCTCCGTATGTCAGACGATAGAGAGAACGCAAGCATACTAGCCAACGACAGCCTACAATGGCACTCAGGTAAGTCTGTCTGGGAGGATGATTTGTTTTTACTAAGACCTACAGAGACTACAAAGTTTGTTGGTGAAAGAGGTAGGGAGATGGCAGAGATACTTAAAGACCCTGAGTGGTGGGTATACCTGTCGTATTAAGGAATAATATGTTAACTGCCCAATCCCTTAGAGAGATGCCTGACGATGAGGTACAAGAAGCTCTCGCTAAGATGTCTAAGAAACAGATAGAGGCTCTACAGAAAGAGTACAAGTTCTGGGCTAGACCTGAGCAGATAGAACCTGAAGGGGATCATAATGTGTGGTTCCTTAACTGTGGTCGTGGCTTTGGTAAGACATGGACTGGCGCTCAGTGGGTACGAGAGAAGGTAAAGGAAGGACATAAGCGAATTGCTTGTGTAGCCTCTACGAACTCTGATATTGAACGAGTGATGGTTAAAGGCGAGAGTGGTTTCTTGGCTTTATGCTCTAAGTACGACAAGACCCATAAGAACAAAGAGATGGGGTTCCCTGAGTGGTCTCCTACTAAGCGTACCCTTACGTGGGCTAATGGCGCTAAGGTAGAGTTCTATTCCGCAGAGGAACCCGAGCGCCTTCGTGGTCCTCAGTTTAGTGCTGCTTGGTGTGATGAGCTTGCTGCATGGAATAAGGATGAGGGAACTTGGGATATGCTCCAGTTCTGTCTCAGATTAGGCAAACATCCGAAAGTTTGTGTCACAACTACACCAAAATCTACTAAACTAGTACGAAAGCTGCTAAAAGACCCTAAAACTCGTATTACTGTAGGTTCTACATTCGATAACGCTGCGAACCTAGCAGATACCTACCTAACTGCTGTTAAAGACCAGTATGAGGGTACTAGGCTTGGCCGACAGGAACTTTACGCTGAAGTCTTGGAGGAAAACGAAGGCGCACTCTGGACTACTGATACTATTGATGGTTGTCAGGTAGATAGAGACAAGGTTCCTGATCTTACCCGTATTGTTGTGGCACTTGACCCTGCTGTTACCTCTAATGCTGAGTCTGATATGACTGGTATTATTGTAGCGGGTGTTGATGTCAACGGTAAGGCTTATATCCTCGGAGATTATACTGACAGGCTGTCACCTCAAGGTTGGGCTGCTAAGGCTATTGAACTCTATCATTCCTTCGAGGCTGATAGGGTTGTAGCTGAGGTCAACCAAGGTGGTGATATGGTCAAGCATACGATCCACGGAGAGGACGAGAGCGTCCCACTGAAGATGGTTAGAGCCTCTAGGGGTAAGTATGCTCGTGCAGAGCCAGTAGCGGCCTTGTATGAGCGTGGTTTAGTGTATCACGTCAGGAACCCTGAAGATGCTGACTCTAACCTCAATGAATTAGAAACTCAACTTCGAACATGGGAGCCACTAGGTTCCATCGGCTCTCCCGACAGACTAGACGCAATGGTCTGGGCCTTAACTGAACTAATGCTTAATGGCTATAGCAAGCCTCAACTGAAACTCGTGTACAGCAGTAATAAAGGACTGAGGTAATGGCTAAGAGCCTGTCAAATACAGAATCAACTAACATTCTTGGTGTGGCAGGACAAAATGTCCATAATGGCAACATCCGTGCAGACGAGTTCCTACGTGAGCTTAAGGGTCGTGAGGCTGTCAAAAAGTTCCGTGAGATGCGTGACAACGATAGTACCATCGGTGCTGTTATGTATGCAGTTGAGCAGATGCTCAGGGACGTAGAGATTAACGTTAAGGCTGTAGACGATACCGAGGCTGCTAAGGAAGAGAAAAAGTTTGTCGAGAGTATCCTAGAGGATATGGAACACACTCTTGATGACCACATCGCTGAGGCTCTTAGCTTCCTGTCTTATGGGTTCTCTTGGTTCGAGGTGGTATATAAGCGACGTGAAGGTCTAGGCCAGAACCCTAAGAAGAAGTCTAAGCACTCGGATGGACGCATGGGTGTGCGTAAGTTAGCTTGTCGTTCGCCTTGGACTATTGATCGCTTTGATGTAGAGCATAAGACTGGCGACATTCTAGGTATCTACCAAAGCACGGGTTATGGTACAGGTAAGAACTACATCCCTAGCCGCAAGTCTGTTTACTACAGAACAACTACTATTAATGGTGATCCTTCAGGTAGGTCTATCCTACGGAACGCCTATACTAGCTATCAGTACCTTAACAATATGCAGTCTATTGAGGCTGTAGGTGTTGAGCGTGAGTTAGCTGGTATCCCTGTTGCTCGTGTCCCTGCTGAGTACCTCTCGCCTGATGCGAGTGAAGGTCAGATTGCCTTCCGTAATGAACTACAGTCTATCCTACGGGATGTCAAGTTCAACGACCAAGGTTACATCATTCTCCCTAGTGATACCTACCCTGATAAGGATGGTGCGCCTACAGGAGAGCGTCTGGTTGACGTAGAGCTTATGTCATCTAGCGGCACTCGTAACATCGACATTGACCCTATTATCCGTCGCTACCAGCATGATATAGCCCGTAGCGTCCTGTCTGAGTTCCTTATGCTAGGTGGGGGTTCTAATGGCTCCTACGCCCTCTCTAAGAGCAAGACAGACCTATTCCTACGTGCCCTAGAGAGCTACATCACTCAGGTAGTAGACACTCTTAACAAGCAGCTCATAGAGCCTTTGTGGGAACTGAACAACCTTAACCCTGACCTGATGCCTAAGCTAGTCGCTGGTGACGTTGCTCCCCATGACCTTAAAGAGCTTGGTGCATACCTTCGCAATCTCAATGGCGCTAACATTAACTTGGCTGACCAACCTGAGATTGTTGATGCTCTCCTTCATAATGCTGAACTTCCTGAACTGGATCGCCAGAAGTACGATGAGTCACTTGAGGTGGCTCGTCAGGCTGCTTTGGCTCCAGTTAAGGGGGAACCAGAGGAAGACGATGAGGAAGAGGAAGAAGATGAAGAAGTCTCTAAACTTGCTGCATTGCAAGAGGAGGTTCTTAAAGCCTCTTTGGAGTACCTAAAAGATGACTGAGTTTGCCAACAATGTAGCTATCATTAAGGCCGTTGTAGCCAAAGAACTCCTTAAGAAAGACTTCACTGGACGTGAGGGTGACAAAGGAGATAAGGGCGACAAAGGAGATATTGGTGACAAGGGCGAAAGCATTGTTGGCCCTCAAGGTCCAATAGGTAAAGCTGGTTCTGATGGCTTTCATGGTGTTGACGGCAGAGATGGGGCTGAAGGAAATCGCGGACCTAGGGGACTTAAGGGTAAAGACGGTGTAGATGGTGACACTATCGAAGGTCCGGTAGGTAAAGCTGGTTCTAACGGCTCTGATGGTTTTGACGGTAAAGACGGACGCGGCATTAAGTCAATCAGGGTCAATAACGATAACATGCTTGTTGTCACTTATGATGACGGTGACATGACTATTGCTGGTAAAGTCTCTGTTACTAATAAGACAGAAGTTATCCAAAATGGCGCAGGTTTACCGATAGGTCACTTTGCACTACATAGTGTAACTATTGACGACCATAATCAACTTATTGTTAAGTGCAACAACAACAAGACCTTTATCGTACCTACCCTACGTGCAGTAGACATTGGCGGATTTGCGGATTACAACGACACTAGCACATATGCTTCCCCTATCACTCTATTAGACAACACTTGGACTGACATTCCTAATAATGGTGCAGGTTCTTTCTCTAACATTAAGTTGCCTACAGGTGTTACTAGGCTGCTAGACTCAAGTACAGGCGCTATTCTCCTAGACGAGTTGCCTATCGGCTCTTCTGCTATTGTCCGTATGGACTACACGATAACGCCCACTACCAACAACGCAGCACTAGACTTCCGGTACACACTAGGAGGTGGAGCAGGTGCATATACCCTAGAGACTACAGTAAACCGTCTTGATGAGGGTTCAGGCAGAGAGTACCGTCAGGCGCTTGTTACTCACTATATCTATGTAGGTGACGTCAACACTAAAGACAATCCTATCCAGCCACAAGTTAAGCTGACTGGCGGAGGAACTTTAGTTAATGCGGGTATGGTTATTGAAGTGAGGAAATCTAACGGTGACTATTAAGATTTACAAAGATCAAAATGCTGGTGCTGTGTTCATCGAGAACGCTAACGGTGTTCAATTCCTTAACGCACTTCAGGCCACTATGGATGATCCTGCGGACGTAAAAGTTAATATCCACGACCTATCTAAAGACGTAGATATTTTCACACAAGTTCCTTTTGCGGACTTCGTAGGTCAAAGTGGGTCTGCTTATGGCGCTAACGCTACTGCCACTGTAAACGCCCTTAACGCTGAGTTTTCTGCTGCGGGTAGTTCTGACGGTGTAGCTCCTGTGATTACTTCCGCCACTACAGTAAACCTCACAGAAGGTGATACTCTTAACTATGAACTTGTTGCAACTAATGGCGTAGGTTATGAGTGGGACAACATTCCCTCTGGAGTAGTTAATGTAGAAGGCAACTTGAGGAAACTTATCGGCGGCTCTAGTTTGGCAGTAGGTACTTACAACATGACCGCTAAGGCTGTCAACTACTTTGGTGAAGATAGCGAGACTGTTTCCCTTGTAGTAGCTAGTCCTCCTTTCTCAAACACTAAGAGTGTGAACTTCCAGAACCAAGATTATTTGGGTGCCAATGCTGCACTTCTTGATTCAGTTTTAGGTAGGTCGGGTAACGGAAGTGGCTCAGGTGACGCATGGACTATTAGTATGTGGTTTAAGCCAAGTACTAACACTAATGGTCAAACAGCGTTTTACTTTGGTGCATCTGACGTAACTAACTCGGGTTTTATAGAGGTTAGGTTTGTTGGTGGGACAGACAAAATCAGGTTGCGGTACGGCTCCAATAACAACTACGTCCAACTAAGTAGCCCCACAGACTCCCTCACTCACAGTGCTTGGAATCACATCTTGATGAGCTACGATGGTGGAACCACAGGGGCTTCCTCCGATGATGTTTCAGACTACTACAGCCGCTTCAAGATTTTCATTGATGGGTCTCAGCAAACCACATCTAACAGTCACCTAAACTACGGCTGGTCTGGTGCCCTCTCTGGGCAAAACTTGAGGGTGGGTAGGTTCTCTTCCGGCAACTACATGAGAGATAACTGTCGGGTAGACGAACTGGCTATTTGGGGTTCCGATCAGTCGGGTAACATCTCTGACATTTACGATTCAGGCTCTACGCATGACCTTGACCTACTTAGTCCCTCGCCGGATCATTGGTGGCGCATGGGAGATGGCGACACGTACCCCAACATTCAAGACAACGTAGGCACTGCGGACTTTGTTATGTACAACATGACTGCTGCTGACATTGTAACTGATGCACCTTAAGGAACAGCTGATGTATGATCCAGACACCCTCCCAACAGAGGATGAAGTCAATAAGGCAGATAAAACCCTGAACAAGCCTTTTAGGTTGCCTAAAGGTAGCTCTAAGAAGTTCGGGGTTTACGTCAAGGATGGCGACAAGACTAAGAAAGTTACCTTCGGTGATCCTAACATGGAAATCCGAAGGGACGATCCTAAAGCTAGGGCTAACTTCAGGTCTCGTCATTCATGTGACACAGCAACAGATAAGACTAGCGCCCGATACTGGTCTTGCCGCATGTGGGAGAAAGGAACCTCTGTGGGACAAATGACAAAGGCTGTTGAGGGTCAAATCCTTAAGTCTGATGAAGAGCAGAGGCTAGTCTACGGATGGGCCTCTGTTATCACCGAGAAAGGCGAACCTGTAGTGGATCGTCAGGGTGACGTAATTAAACCTGATACGCTTGTCAAGGCCGTGAATAACTTCATGGAGCATGTGCGTGTAGGTAAACAAATGCACGATGGAGATCAAGTTGGTGTAGTGGTTCACTCATGGCCCTGCACTAACGAGATCAATAAATCCGTTGGGCTAGAGGCTGACCGTGAAGGTTGGCTAGTCGCTTTTAAGGTCTATGACGATGATGTCTGGGCTAAGGTTAAAAGTGGAGAACTCGCAGCCTTCAGTATTGGGGGTCGTGCGGTCAAAGGAGAGTACAATGGCGACTGAGTTGCTCGAACTACAACTAGAGGAGCTATCTTTGGTTGACCGTCCAGCCAATGCAGAAGCGATAGTTACTCTTTTCAAACGGGACGATACCCCAGAGACAAAGGACATCAATAAGATGACTGAAGAACAAGACACCAAATTGAAGGCTTACATGGAAAAGCACTCATGCGGTAAAGACGATGCCATGAAAGCACTAGGTTATGACGTAGAGAAGGCTGAAGAAGCTGCTCCTGCTGAAGACCTATCTGCTGAGATTGAGACACTTAAGGCTGACGCTGAGAAGCTCACCCTAGAGAATGAACGTCTCCGCAAGGGTCTGATCGACGAAGGTTACGTTATCGCTGCTGAATCTATCGAAAAGAAAGCTCCAGAAGAGTTTGTCGAGTACGAAGGTGAGCAGATCAATAAGGCTGACATCCCAGCGCCTATCTTGAAGGCATTGGAAGCTGCTGAGATTGAGAAAGCTGATATGGTCTTAACTAAGAAAGCTGAAGATACCCTTCCGCATTTCTCTGTTGAGGCTGCTAAAGGTCTGCTGTCTGCTGTGTCTAAGATGGACGAAGTAGATATGCTGATGGAAGCTCTTGCTGCTGCTGACAAAGCGTTTGCAGACAAAATGGAAGAGTTTGGTAAATCGGATGTAAACGGGGATTTCTCCTCTGCCTCTGATAAAGTTGAACATATGGTTAAGTCCCACATGGAAGAGCATGGACTTACCAAGAAGGATTACGCCAAGGCTTATGCGGCAGTCGCTAAGACCGAAGAAGGCAAGTCCCTTATCGCTAAAGCCTACAAAGGAGATTAACTCATGGCTACTATGCAATCGCGTGACACACGCACTTTCGTCGCAGGTGAAGACCTCTCAACTGCACAATTCAAATTCGTAACTCTGGAAGCTGATGGTCAAGTTGATCTGGCTGACTCGGCTGGTGAGAACTGCGTAGGCGTTCTACGAGTTGAAGGTGCTGCTACTCGTGCAGTAACAGTCGTAATGACTGGCTCGGTTATGGTAGAAGCTGGTGGTACAGTTACCGCAGGCGGCGCTGTTGCTACTGATGCAACTGGTCGTGCTGTCGATGCAACCACTAGTGACATCATCATGGGCTATGCTCGTGAAGCTGGTGTTGTAAACCAAGTTATCGAAATCGAACTCATCCAAGGCGGCAACGCATCTGCGTAAACCCGATTAAAAGGAAAAATATACTATGCCTATGTTGACACCATCGCAGGTACACCTTGATGTGCCTCTGACTAACCTGACCATTGCTTATGCTCAGGAAACAACTAACTTTGTAGCGGATAAGGTCTTTGGCACTATCTCCGTTGATAAACAATCCAACAAGTTCTATAAGTATGACCGCGAAGGTCTGCGCCACGGTGACGTTAAGTTGCTTGCGCCTCGTACTGAAGTGAACCGCGTTGGTATGTCCCTCTCGAATGACAACTACTTCGCTGAAGTACGCGGTATTGGCATGGACTTTGACGAACAAGAGCTTGCTAACGAAGACACTATGCTTGAGTTCCGTTCTCAGGGGGCTAACGTCCTGATCGAGAAAGTCTTGATTGACCGTGAAGTCCGTTGGGCTGACACATTCTTCAAGGCTGGTGTTTGGGGTACAGAAACTACTCCTTCTAACTTGTGGTCTGACTACACGAACTCTACACCAATCGTTGACGTGACTAACGCTCGTCGTGAGATGCAGCTTAAGTCCGGTGGTTACAAGCCGAACTGTATGGTTGTTGGTAAAGCTGTTCGTGACATCTTGATTAACCACCCAGACATCCTTGCTCGTTTGAACGGTGGCTCCACTGTTAATAACCCTGCTCTGATTACGGATGCTAAACTTGCTGAAATCTTTGAGGTTGAGCAGTTCTTGGTGATGGAAGCTGTCTTCAATGACGCTAAAGAGGGTCTTGCTGATAACATCGACTTTATTGGCGGTAAACACGCTATGTTGGCCTATAAGCCTTCGTCTATGGGTCTCAAGACTCCTGCTTCTGGTGCTATCTTCACTTGGGATGCAATCCCTGGCGTTGGTGGTTTGGGTATCACAGTTGAGTCCTTCTCGGACGATGCTCTGAAGCGCCAACAGGTTGCTGAGATGATCCAAGTTAAGTGTGCAGACGACATGAAAGTCATCGGCGCTGACCTCGGTTACTTCTTCGACAGTGTTGTAGCCTAATAGTTACTTACTAACGGTAGACCCTGAGCTTCGGCTTGGGGTCTAACCCAATTATAAAATACCATAACAGCTCAAATAGGAATATAATATGCACCCTACATGGTTAGGTTTTCAGGTTGATTGGCCTGTATTCGTAAAGAACCCTTTTCAAGCATCAGACACGTCTTGGACAAGAGGTCAACATTTTAACTGGCAAGAGCGAAAGATTGACCCTTATAAGGTCTATACTATGTACGCCTCTGGTTATTTGTATCACAATAAAGATTTAGAGAAAGAGAATAAGGTTGGTGATCGTCTGAGCGAGATGAACACTGAGGGACTTTATTCCCTTGTTGGTCTTCTGAACAGTGAGGTAAAGAAACGCACCACCTCTGCGGAAGAACTAAAGAACAAGAGGTGTCGTCAGTCTAAGATTGATGATAAGCAGCGAGGGTTGCTTCGATCATTCCTACGAAAGAACCCTTGGATTACCGAGGACTTCTATAGGTTCCGAGATAATATTCTCGGAGAGTAATAACAAAGGAGACCTGATATGAGTTGGTCATATGATCCCACGGACTTAAACACAACGACTGCTTCAGGTCGCCTTAACACAGTGAGGTTTCTGGTTGGTGACACTGACACTAATGACCAGAAGGTTCAGAATGAGGAGATCGTGTTCTCTTTGTCACAAACTAATAACGATGTTAATTCTGCGGCATCCTACATCGCCCGTACTCTAGCTTCTAAGTATGCCAGTAAGGTTACGATTGAGCTAGATGGTCAACTTATGGCTCACTACAGCGACCTATACAAGAACTATAAGGCTTTGGCCGACAAGTTGGACTACCAAGCTAAGAAGTTCGGTTCTCAATTAGGTGTTATTGCTGGGGGTATTAGCAGAGTCAAGGTTGGTACTGTTAGAGAAGACCCTGATAGGTTAAAGCCTGCGTTCCGCAGAGACAGATTTACTAACCCTCCCGACTCTGATAGCCATAGCTAAGAGGTCCACATGCTAAGTAAAGATATGTACCGCCTAATCAACGACTTTGGAATAGGGGTTACTCTGAGGAAGGTTGCTACAGGCGCTTATGATCCCTCTACAGGTTCAGCAGGTAATACTGCCACAGACCACTCTGTCAAGTCTTACATGGCTCAATACACACTAACAGAGCTAACGCTAGATACTGTGGTCAGAGGCGATAGAAAAGCCCTTCTGTCTGCCTTTGATGTCTCTGGTGTACCTATCCCTGCCCCAGACGAAGGAGACCTCTTGGTGGGCGTAGGAGACACTGTGAGGGTTGTTTCTACTCAGACTATCTACAGTGGAACTAGTGTTGTTTGCTACATCTGTCAAGTGAGGGAATAATATGGCTCAGGTAACAGTTAAAGGTCTTAATGTAATCAAGAACATTCAGGATCAAGCTAAAGAGGTTGTTAACGAGGAACTAAAGGAACACTTCACAGGTATGGCTAACTTTGCCATTAGGGAGTCTCCTATTTGGTCTGGCTCTTACGTCAAGTCCTTCTCTTTTAAGGCAGGTAATTCTAGCAGCAGAGGTCGTAGGCTTGACGGTGCTAACTGGAGGTTCCCTAAGAAGACAGGCTCAGAGGCAGATAGGGCAGAAGGTCATTCGTTACTTATGGGTGACATCAATGCAGCCTTCGCTAATAATGACCCTCTTGCAGTAAAGTCTTACACTCTCAGGAATGACTCTAATCACGCTAGGTTCGTAGAGGATGGTGTTGCTGGACCTAGAGGCCCAAAACCTGAAAACGGCTACCGAATCTTTGGAAGGCTAAAGGCGGGAGCTAAGTATTAACATGGCTGACATCAACAGAAAGATCAGGGCTGCACTAGAGACGCACCTTTCAACTATCTCAGGCTTACCTGACATTGCCTATGAGAACGTCCCTTACGAGCCTACAACGGGCCAGAGCTTCATTCGTGTATCTTATATGCCTACAGTTCGTAGACCTGCTGTAAGAGGACGTAACCCACAACAGGAATACAGAGGACTTCTTGCATTAAACGTATATGCACCTGAAGGCTCTGGTCCTGCTGTATGTGAAGATATTGTAGAGAAGCTGCTAGAAGGTTTCGAAGCCACTACAGACATAACCTACAATGACGGCAGTGACGATTACGCTGTTTGTATAGACTACGCTGAGAGAAGCATTGGAATAACTGATGCTCCTTGGTATTTAATCCCAGTCAATATCGGCTGGTTCATCTACAATTAGGAGACTTAGATGACTTGTTTCGCACAGGGTTCCCGTTCCAGCCTTTCGTATATTGTCGAATCTACATTCGGTACTACACCCGCTGGTAACTTCACGAACCTCCCCTTCAGTACGCACTCGCTGAACCTTACTAAAGAAAGAGTAGCAGGTAACGATATTCAAGCTGACCGTATGACACGAGTTGACCGTCATGGCAACCGTCAGACAGGTGGTGATATTGCGGCTGACCTCCGTAAAGGAGACTATGACGCTTTCCTTGAGTCTGCTATGCTCAACACATGGGCTACAGATGTTCTCAAGGTAGGAACTACCCCAAAGCACTTCTCTATCGAAGACTACGCTGCTGACATTGACCAAGCACGTTTGTTCACTGGTTGTACAGTGTCCAGCATGGCTATTTCTATTGCCCCTAACCAGATGGTAACCACTACCTTCGGTATTGTCGGTAAAGACATGACTATGGGTCAGACAGAGAAGACACAGGATGCTTCTTCTGGTAACGCACCTTTTGATGCTTACTCAGGTGACGTGGCTATCGGTAACGTAGGTTCCCCTACTGCCTCCGCTATCGTTACTGGCATTGACTTCACCCTGAATAACTCTTTCGCACCTACCTTTGTTGTTGGTGACGACAGTGCGCCTTGCTTGGAAGTAGGTCGTGCAGAAGTTGAAGGTACTATCACTGCGTACTTCGAGGATGCTGCACTTATCAACCGTTTCATTGATGAGACTGAGACTGCTATCTCGGTATCTGTAGATGATCCTACTGGCTCTAACACTTATACCTTCTTGTTCCCTCGTGTCAAGATCAACTCTGCTGACGTTGGTGTAGATGGCCCTAACAGCCGTATCATCAATATGTCCTTTGTTGCTCTGTTTGATAGCACTGAGGTAACTAACCTCAAGATCACTAGATCATAAGAATCCCGTAAGGGAGGGGCTGGCGCTGTGTCGGGTGGTGCTGGC